TGAAAGGAAACTATATTATGGAAAAATTTGAAATTATGCAATCTATCTTTGCTGTGACTCAAAGTATGCCGACTAATGGCAGAGGTAATGCTATTAACAGAATTAGATTATTAAATATAATTGATAAACTATATGAAACTGATAGAATTGATGTTGTATTTAAAAAAGAGTCTTATGGTTCTCACAATCTTAAACACAAACGCCTGACAAATAAAGAAGGCGTTAGTCAGTTGATTGAAAGTGAAACTATATTGAGAGCTCAAGTATGTTAATTAAAGTGGGCGAAGAAGTTACTGTTGGGATGAATTTCAACAGTAAGATAAGGCAAGGAAATATAACTGATATTTCGATTGCAACAAAACCGGGTGACCCTGCAGGAGAGCAAGGCACACAAGTGAATGAATATGATACTGATTTAAAATACAATGGTTCGATTTCATTTACAAACAATAGTGGTCAATATTGGGCATATTTATCACAAATAATAGGAGACTAACATTATGACAGGCGAAGAAAATTTTATCACGGCAATACTAACTCAAGCAGTTGAGGATGCTTCATACGAAGGAACTACTGCTTTTAATCTTAAAAACAAAGTAACTGCAATTGATTGGATTGTAAGTTATCATCCACAGTATCAAGAATATTGTAAGATGTTGGGTCTTGACCCATCTACAATAAGAAACAAGATACTAAAAAATGTTAATATAACATTAACGAAAAAACAAAACAAACAAATCGAAAGGACTCTATGACATTAAAAACTCATCACATAGACTACAAATTTAACGAAGGCAAAATAATGCAAGAGATAGAGCAATATGTTGATAAGACTTACACATCACATTATGCTCAAGATGTAACTAGACAAGCCACAGAAACTATCATTGACCAAGGTCATGGTACAGGTTTCTGTATGGGCAACATACTAAAGTATGCTCAACGATATGGCAAGAAAGATGGTCATAATAAGAATGACTTATTAAAAGTAATACACTATGCTATAATACAATTATCGCAAGACCACTATTAATCTGAACTCTGGCTCTGGAGTGGTCTCTGAGGAACGTACATAGGGTACTTATAAGAATAGAGAATTATATATGTAGTAGTTATTCCTCTTCGGATACACTAGGTACTTCTTTTCTTTGTAAGTGCCACCCATATCTATTTGACCAAACAGCATTTATATTTTCTTCTATCTTTTCAGGTATGTCTAATAGCTTGACTTCTTCTTTATCATCCATATAATTATTTATTTAAAAATTTTACATGCTTGACATTTGAAATTTACAACTTGTAAACAATTGTAATACTATGTTTGTAAATCAGTAAATTTTGTATGTGTAAGTTATGTGTAAGAAATGTGTAAGCATTTAAGTATCTGTTTTTTGCATAATGACTAGTTGATATTACTGTGTTAAACACATAGACTTTTCTAATAAATATTTGTATGAAAGGACACAAATTATGTTACGATATTTTAAAAAAATCTCCCATCTTATTAGCACTAACTTTTATTTTTCTGATAACACTTACGACCACGTTAATCCAGACCTCGTCAGGTACTATAAAACTGAATACGGTAATGACTGGAAGGCTGCCATTGAATACGATCAATATAAAAAAGGATTAAATAATGAAAAAACTGTTTAGTATTTTTATGAGATTGTTTGAATCAGACCAACAAAGAATAGAACGATATCTTTCTCGATCCCAAGACCTTGCTGATCTAGAGAATAGAATGAAAGAGTTGGACAGAACACGCTTTAGCGATAACTTTTACTTATAAAAAAAGGGCGATTTAAAACCGCCCCTCTTATTTAATTTAAAATTTTTTAGAAGCTATATTTAGCACCAAGAGAAAAAGACTGAGTATCAGTCCCAGAATCAAGGTCACTTATTTGCCCCTCACCATATACAGTTAGACTAGATACGATTTCTTTAGCAACGCCAGCAGTATAATATACTCCTGTTGATTCTAAGTCTTGATATCCTACTGTTAAGATATTTATTCCTGCTGTTATTTCAACACCAGTTATATCCGTTGCAGCGTCTTTGATTGTATAAGAAGTTCCTATTGTTACTGGACCAACACTTGTTGTTGAACCTGCACCCCAATAAGATATATCGCTATTTACATCATCAGCATATCCTATAGATATATCACTACCAAATAGAGTAGCAGATATTGTACCTTCAAACTCATCAAATGCATCTGTGTTACTAGATGAACCATCGGCGATTGCTAATGTATCAAGAGTAAGACCTGATGCCGTTGTAGAGAATGAAAGAGATTGTGATGAACGAGCAGCATAACTTTGGTCAGCATTCGATCCATATACATTAAAGATGTTAGTTTTACCACCAACATTATCCGTAAATGGATGTGATTGACGACCTACAGCAACTTTGCTTGTATCGAAAGATAGACCAACATAAGATAGTCTATTAGTTAATGAATTAGTTGTAGCGTCCGTATCTAATCCTAATTCGAGTTTAGCAAAAGCACCTATCGAAGAACCTTCAACTGATGGTTCAGAAAAATCTAAACCAAGTTTTGAGCCGTTATCTTCGAGTTTATTATATGCAACGCCTGATGTATTTTCATCATGGCTGTACTTATAATTAAATGCACCGTAAGGTGTAATTTCGGCAGCACAAATCGCTGACGAAAAAAGTACTACGCTAGTGATAGCTAGTATTTTCTTTATCATTGTATCTCCTTTTCTTTAAAGAATATTAATATAGAGGTTTTCAATTTGATATCTCAAACTTCGCATAATATATGCTACTATTTATATTGATTAGAAATTGTTATCTACCCATTTGTTGAAAGAATATATTGTATAGAGAGGTATAAAGGTAAGTAATAAGAACCAGAGAAGTAACTCCATTAGTTATTCACAGGTGCATTGGCACGCCATTGATAACAAGACCAGTATCTTGCACTTGTCTTATCTTTAGCAGTATCACATCTATGTCTTGCACGGAATGATTTTCTTCGTGCTGGGTTATCTCTCTTAATCGATAAGCCTGTTGTATCGCCAAACGATACCTTTACGATATTACCTTTAGGGTTCTTCACATACACATAAAACTTTTTACTACCACCTCGTATCGGGTCATTCAGTTTAACCTTCTTACCTTGATACTCCGCTTCGGTGATCACCAAATCTTTATAGGTCTCCTCGCATAAACAATCAATGTTTTCGACTTCTTTGAATTTTAACATATAACTATTTATACTCAGAGACCTTTAAAGATTTTTGGAAAGATTTTTTAGATAAGCTCAGGATCACAAAAAGCAAAGGTCTTACCACAATACTCACATGATACCTGATTCGTCTTGTAAGGTATCAGATAATACACAAGAGGATGCTCCTCGACAGGACTATTGAGTAGTTGGTTACCATCACATGACACCTCCCTTGTATAAGTGATTGCTGTGTTCGTATAGACACTCTCACGCCTTTGTTGATATATGTTCTCCATTATCCTGTACCTGAGTTTATGTCAGTTCTTCGTACTGCATATTGTATTCGTTTCTTACGAGATTTACGCCTTCTCTTATCCGAACGCTTCTGGTCGTGTATCATACTGTCAACAAGTTTCTTTGCACGTTTCTTCTCATCTTCTGCAAACAAGTCTAACTGCTCATGTACTGTCGATATCATTCTATCTGACAGTTTAAGCTTCTGTTTCTTTAGGTCTGTAATGAGAGTTTGATTGGGGTGATGTTCTTTTTCAAGTATGAGAATCCTATTGTCTAGGTTTCTATGTAGAGTAGTGTAAGAGTTTTTCATGTCTTTTTTCCTCCGAGAAAATTTTTGATATCTTTTCTAAACCAGATGTGCTAGTTTAGGGTGTCGTCATTGATATTTATTCTCTTGAAGATTTATATATGTAGTATGTTATCGAAGAAAAAAGTAATAGAGTAATCCGAATACAATCGTTGCATCTAGACATAGCGACCATACAATGTATGCACGGAACATCCATTTAGATAAGTTCTTCAGATGATACTTCATTTTCGTATCTCTTTGTATGTGAGTACCATTAAGGCCGTTGTGCCTACTATGAGTACAATGAGAAATAGATACGATAGAACGATTGTTGGTAGTAGGTAGAGGATGCTACAAATTGCGATTAGAACTCCACAAATTCCAAAAATAAAATAAATTGTGTTTAGCATGGGAACCCCTTTGAGTTATTTATACAGTAGTTATCTATGCCCTAACAGATCCCTTATGTACTCGAACCATTACTGTCCAGTTTTGGGGGCCTTCGTTCTATATAATATTATTACACAAAACTTAATTGAGATTGATTGTCTTGCCTGTCTTTGTGTTAGTGCCTTGTACCTTCTCATTCCATGACCCAGCAATCTCAGCACTAAATTGTTGTGCTGTCATATAGATACCTTGTGCGGCGTCCATGTGTATGTTCTTACCTGTTTTCATATTAATGTTACCATCACTCGCAACTACATTCACATCACCCTTATTGACTTGTATGTTTACATTCGCATTACTACCTACTTCTATTGTATAGTTAGAGTCAGCACTAGCGTCTGCGTTTACGAACACTCGAACCCCTCCATCAGTAGTCGTACTGTGGTTGCCTTTGATATGGGCGAAGTGGTCACCGGTCACCAGGTCATAGTTATCCTTCTTGACCCTTGTAATCTTTGTGCCATCATCCAGTATCTCATATGATGAGCCGCTAGCGTGGCGTTCATGAATACGCTTGGCGTTTACAGTATCATCATATTCTCTTACATGGCCGCCCTCGGTCTCTAGTACATGGTTGTGTGGGTACTTGGTGTTGTAGTCTGTGGTAGGTTCATTGAAGTTTGTACCGTCATCACCAGATAATGTATTGGTGCCATTAAACATATCAACCTCATTGAAGTCAGCACGCCCGATGTTCTTCTCTACATCTGCCTTACGTAGGGTAAGGGTACTGTGAGGGTTGTCTGTGTCATTGACTGCTAATCGATTAACATCTGTTTCTGTGTACTTGGGGTAGTTCGCATTGACTCTATCTTGAAACCCTTTGCTATCATCCTTCGTAGGGAGGTTGCTAGGTACACCAGGCAGTGTCCCCATGATGATAGGTTGCTGTGCCTCTGCACCGTCCTGAAAGAAACCTACTACCCATGTGCCTTCGACTGCACCCAGCGGGGTTTGCCCCACGCCACTCACAGTAGCACTCGTAATAGGGTTCATTACATGAGCCCAAGGGAGGTCGGTGGTGGGGAGGTCTGTGTGTACCTCTGTGTGATACCCTAGACAACGAACTCTCAGGCGCCCTAGGTGTTTAGGGTCTTGACGATCCTCGACAACGCCAACGAACCATTGAAACCCATTCTTTCCCATAAAATTTGCCATAATCTTTTCCCTTTTATTTCGATACCCTGCGGACTTTGTCCACAAGGGTTCCTGTCATTAACGAGCATTTACTTTGCATACAAACTATCTAGCATCCCTCTACTATAAACACTTTGTATACAAACTATTATTCAAGTAAACCAACGATAATTGACCTACGCTTTTGTCCCATTATCACACCTACAATCACTACAATCACAGGCACTCACGGTCTCATTATCATCTGTTCTTACTGTACAAACATCTCTGCAATGACACGAATGACCACAATGTTTACATATTTTGCTTGACATACTACACATAATCGTATAGTATGATACCTAGAAGTATTACCCCCATGAGTCCTATCCCTATTGCAATTATATCCTCTGATTTCATATTAATCCTCTTGCTACGAGATACCCAAATACATTGATAATAGCAAAGTATCCTGTTAATAGTGTAACCCATGCAGCTCCTCTACGATAAGCAGCATAACATTGTGTACTACTGCCTACGAAGAATAATGGGTATATGTTTAGCATATTCGGATCTCTTGCTGTTAATGCCAATGTCATTGATGCACCTACTGTAAACACAAAACTGACCATCTCAAACATAAATGCTGTACGGTCAGATTGTAAACTATTCAACCAAAACTTCTTCATACTATAATCCTTTTCTACTATTTATACTGATATGGTGAGAGGAATATGCTTGACTATTGCTCGGAGACCTGTTATAGTATGTCTAAAAAATTCTCTAATGTCTGAGCTTATGAGAGGAAGGCAGGTTTCTCTTTATCGTATATGTTCGTAAATGTAGGTTCTTCTTTATCAGTTGTACCTGGAACGGTATCTATACTCTTAAATGGTATCTTTACTGAATCCTTAACACATTCTATTATCATCTTATACTCTGTGTCGGTCACTCTATGACGAATGGATGCCACGATATAACGACCTGAATACTGTGGATCGAAGTCAAAACGATTAGAATTTGTACTCTCTACGGACAATAGATTAAACTGTATCATATCTCCAGCTTCAAGGTAGGAATGCCCTTTGATGATAAGTTTAAGTCGTGTACCAGCATTAACTTGATATATTTGTGATATTCTTGTACCCTCTAGTTTTCCGTCATCAATAACATCTGTACCATATGAACCTGTGTCCTCATCATGTAGAAATTGTGTTGTTGGTTGTAGTGATACTCGACTATCAGAATAATCACTTATGTTGTTGCCATCAAAATCAACTGGTGATTCTGATACTTGAAACTTATTATTAGCAGATTCATCTTGTTTATCTTCAGAATGCTTTGTTTCACCAAACTGTAGATGATAGTTCCATGCTGACTTATTATAAGACTTATCGTATATATTATGTGTTATAACATTATGAGCATAAGTACCCATAACTGTATTCGCAGCCACATCATGGAAGTTATTAACAAACTCATAAAACTCAACACTTTCATAATCTTCAAGCACTTTAGGTTTTTGTTTTGTTCTTTGTTGCGTTCTACTTGGTCCTGTACCCATACCTGATGATTGTGGTTCTTCCATATTCATAGGTTTGTATTGAAAGGTTGCCTTTACAGGTCTTTCAAATGCACCTTGTGTTACACACATTGATTCCCAACTACGAAAATGAAACCCTTTTGTTGTTTCATAGAAGTAATACCCGACACCATTTGTATTTTTAGGTAAGGCACGCTTAGCTAACATTGCTATTGCGTCTAGTGGTCGCATATTTGGTATGACAATCTTGTCTTGATTTCGTGTTTCTTCAAAGTTTAATGTCTTTCTACTATCTAATCCACTCTTATCTGCAAATATATTTGCCACCATTGTATCAATTGTACC